TAGCCCGCCTGGCCACCCACGAGGCCCGCCTAGGCTTCAACCCAGTAACCGTAGAGCAGCAGACCTTTGACTGGTTCAAGATGCGCCTGGGCGTTATCACGGCCAGCAAGGCCAGCATTCTGCTGATGAAGTCCGGCAGCCTTACCCGACAGGGATACATGGCCGAACTGGTCGCTGAGATCGCCACAGGAGCGCCACAGGAGGCAGTAAGCGCCAAAGCGATGCAATGGGGTAACGACCATGAGCCAGCCGCCAGGGAGACATACCAGTTCATCACTGGCCGATCTGTTGAGCAGCTGCCGTTTGCCTATGGTGACGAAGCGATGCGCACAGGGTGCTCACCGGATGGAATAGCCGACGATGGCCGAGGCGTCGAGATAAAGTGCCCGTTCAGCAGCAAGAATCACATCGAGTCGCTGGCGAACAACGTGATCAAAAAGGATTACATCGCTCAGATTGATTACAGCATGTGGGTCACCAAACTCGAAGCCTGGGACTTCTGCAGCTTCGACCCACGCATGCGCAAAAACAACCTGCACCGGATCGAAAAGGTAAGCGGCCCCGGCGTCAAATTGTTCGATGACGCCGTGCCGCAGTTTATCGAGGAGATGGACCGCATGCTGGCTGCGGTCGGGTTTGAGTTTGGTGATCAGTGGTAGGAGGATGGCGCTGCTTGGTTAGTGGCGCCTTTCATCTCTAATGAACTGGATATCTGATGTGCCAAAGCCCCTCATGATTTCTCCCTCGTCGTTCCTAGAAAGTCTTACTGAGATTTCTGGTTTCACTATAAAGCTCCTGTTCGAGGACCTAGGCCGGTCAAGAAGGGTGCGTAGGCCATAACCTATAAAGCTCCGATTATAAAAGCCAGCAGCTCTGTGTACCGTACACCGTAAGTATTACCTGCTGTTTGGGTTTGAATGCGGCCAGCAGGGTTATGGATGATCTTAGCTTCACGGACGACTACCTCTTCATATATCGGAGAACCATCGATCCTCGCTCCTACTATCTGGATCTCTCTCACTTCTTTTTGCTCAACATACTCTTCATCCCACTCGATGAATTTATCTTCCCATTCGTCGTAGCAGAACATGGAGTATTTATCTGGGTCTAGCCCGTTATCAACAAAGCACTGCGCCACTGACTGAGCGCCTACGCCAAAGTGAATCCTGGCATCATCGCCTTTCTTATCTACAGCGTCATTGAATTTAAACTTCCTGATAATACCTTTGATTTGCAGAGCCGTGGCTGTCTCTGCCGCGTCATAATCTAACAACTCCGTTTTCGCCCTCTCATCCGATGTATTAATTACACCGTTAGATGCGAACACTTCAGCCCAGCGCAGACCGGCAACACCTAGGTTGTGCGTATTATTAGTCGCCGGCGCGACATTACCCGCAACGGTTAGTTTTTCTGCAACATTGGTTATATTGTCACCAATCTTAATATTACCGCCAAAAGGCTGTAGATGTATATTGCCTGTTGCAGACGCAGGTCCAGCATATCCTTGCATATAACCAGAGTTAAAGTTATTTGTATTTCCTAGTGTCAGCCGTCGCCCATTCACCCCTAAATGTTCGCTATCTAAGGCAAGAAGAGCAAGATCAGCTACACCATCTGTCGCTGAAGCAACCGTTGATTGTCTCCAAATATGCATTTTAGCATCACTGATGAACCCCTCGTCTGGATCACAGTAATTTTTTCCGAACCCAATACGCCCGTCTTTAGAAAGGCAATGGTGTGTAGTTTCAAATCCACCGTCATAATCTGACCCTGACTTCCACAGCATGGGCATCCTGTCCAACCCCGGAGCAGCTTGAGATTCATGGATTATGAACCCCTTTGTATCCGCATAGATGGCGTAGTTTTCTTCAAACCCACCCCGCAGTGTTTGAATTCGGAAAAGCGATACCTGACGCCCTAGGTCCAAATCTTTCTGTGTGAAAGAAACACTGCTCTGAATACCCGCAGTAGAAGTGAGTGTTATTTGCCTGTCACTATCAACTGAACTGACTGCAAACGGAACACCGTTGATAGTAATATTGTTTTGCCCTGACACTGACGCGCCAACATTGAAGTAATCGCCACTTTCCCAGGTTACTATAGTCCCGTTTGTGTTGCATGTTCCTGTGCTGTACTCATAGACATGCCTGAATACCCGTTCTGTGGTTCCAGTAAAGACGACAGCACCGCCTGAGGTTGTTTCTAATTCTAACCGGGTGTTGGAAACCTTTGTTTTGATTTTAAACTCTCTATTCCCAAATCCTATAAAGTCGCCAACAACGATGTCTGTAGATGAGAAGTTAGCAAAAGTGGCATCTATAAAACCAGTGGCATTAACTTCAACGGCCTTCCCCATATAACCTGTTGAATATAATTGAACTTGGCATTGCACTCCAGTCCTAGTCGGTTCGAATTGCATCCAGGAATGGTGAGCGGAGTAGAGACGCATTCCATCTTTACTAGGACCTTCACCTCCGATAACAGGTCCGCCATAACTCTTAGAGCCTAAGTTTCCGTTAGGGTCTGATACACCAATCCTAAGACTCTTTCCAATTTGTTCTACTTGTGCGCCGTTGTCATAAAAAAGGTTTCCTGGGCCGCCGCTTGAATTATCTATTACAGATGTCAGTGCGTTAAAGGTTGTTAACAGGAAGTTGCCGTCAGGATAATGCACCTCTTTACTGATAGCATACGCAGCAATGACAGCAGCGCTATTATCTGTTCCAGCATCTGGTATAGGCTGGTAGTCTCCGATGGAGCCTAATTGAGTTACATCAACAGGACCTGATATCTGCAAAACATAAGTTGTTCCGTTCGCGTTCAGCAGCCTGTCAAACGTATTGCTAGTGTCCCCAGCCTCGGCTATGTAATCGCCACCACCATCATTGCCTGTGCTGAACTCGTTAGTCGTTGCCTTCTGCCCTACGGCAGGCGAAGAGGCTTGCATAGCTGCTGTGGTAGTAAATATCACTCCATATCTCTCGTCGCCTAGGACTTCAGGGATACTCTGGTACACGCGCCAGTTGGCAGCATCACCAGCAAAGGTAGCCCCGGACGTGTGCGCAACAACAGCGATATAAAAAACACCGGTATCAATAACCAGATCCTTGACCTGGTAACTGGTAGCCGTCACCCATGCCCCCCGATCGGTAACCGCAGCGATAGATGCAATAATTCGGTCGATCGACTGAATGCCTTTACCTGTCCGAGTCGTTACGACAGCGTCGGGACCGTTGACAACGGAATCAAGCTTGGCGGCGTTATCCTGGGCAACGTCAAACCTGTCGTTAGGTACTGTAAATTGAGATAGATCAGTAGCCATTATAAAACCCCATCCTTTTCATAAATTCGTTCATCATATTGAGATAGTTCTATTGTAACACGACCATCTGCCCCGGGCTTTTTGGTGATCACAGTCCAGTCGGACGCATTCACATCATCCAGCACGCCGAGAAGGTACCGGCTGCCTGCCTGGATTGTTGACCCGTCTGCAACTATGCCGGACCCTGTAAAAGTCGCTGTGAATTGCTTTTGGCCGGTTACGTTGGCCAAGACAGGCCCGAGCACGGCGCCCTGAGAATCGGTTATTACTGCAAAAATAGCTCCCGCCGGCAATTCGTCAAGACGCTCGCTTGTATCGAAGGTGGTCCCGTTGATGGATCTGATCTCTCCTTCGCTTATGTCACCGTCGAAGATATCGACCCATCCAACCCGGTCGCCGATATCAACCAGCATGCCATCAGATAGAACTTTGTCAGAAACCGTTCGGCGCTGCCTAAGGATTTTCCTGACTTCCAGGTTCGCCCTGTCGGTTGCCTGTAGGACCGTCCTGCATCCTGCCAAGTCAATTTTATGCGGCCTGGTGCCTATGGATCCCTCAACTATGGTTTCTCCAACAGAGTCAATCTTGCGTTTAATCTCTGCCCTTTTCCCGGTCACTGGATCAGTGTACCGAAGAGCGATGCTGTCAAAATCTTTCGGGCGCTGCAGCTTGTAGTTCTGCTTCTGATTGTCGCCGCTCGCGATGTTTCGCCTGTTAAACAATGCGCTCCGAGCGGTCTTGGTCTCATCCCTAAAGAATCTCCACACTTGGCCATCTCGATACACGCCGGCCCGGGCAGCGTTGCATATGGTCTGCACTCTTGATCCCAGGCTGATGTCTTTGTCATCGAATGAATAATCAAACCGGCCAAGCTCCTGATCTGATATGCCATCCTGGATTTCATACAGAGTGGCCAAGTCAATTTCATCAAGAGGCCGGCCAGCAGACACATGGAGAGAATATAGGACTGCATCAGCGAATTTGCGCGTCGCCGCCAGTGTAGGATTAAATCCCCCCAAAGCAGTCCAGGTAGGTAATTTCCTTGTGCAGTCGATATTTATTTTTCTCTGAGATGAGCTGATAGCAAAGCTCGTCGCGACAGTGTTGACGTCCACGGTGGTGATGTCGCCAAACGAGGCGCCGGAATACGAAGTGACCGCGACAGCATCCTCCCATTTAACCTGGTCCAGCGCTGAGCCTGCGAATTTATTTGTGGTTCGCCTAGCTCTGACTCTATAAAACCCGCCCGAAACTGGAACTGTGAATTTCTCCGTCTTGAATTGCGCGTCAAAGGTTCCGCCTGTAAACGAATAGTTTTCTGTATCGATAATACCTGTCGGGGTACCGCCGGAGTCTGTTTCTTGAATATCAGCCTCAATATTGACTGTTATCACGTTTCCGTTCTGGTCACGTATTCCTCGCGGCATCTGGAAATGGAACCATACCTCCTCTGCAGTGTCTGCCAGCTGGAACCACCCAACGTTGGCGTCTGGATCCTGCCCGAATCTAACCATTGTCGCAGACGCGTCATCTTCATCAATGACTGTTTCTGTGACTGTGAACCGGATCGAACTTAAAGGAGTGCCGTCTATAGTCGGCAGGAACGTGTCAGGGCCATGAGTTAGAACATTGAAATCCCCGTTGTTTGATGCGGTATCAGCAATGGTGAATTTATTAAGCGCATCGATACCCAGATTTTCCTCAACATTGAGATCAAACGAATACACGACCATTGGAGCCGTTGTCACCCGGGTAAATGTCGCGG